CTCGCGCTTTGGCGTGAGCAGATCGCAACAGTCCCGGACTATGCGCAGGTCCGCCTGACGCAATTCTTGTCCCGTTTGAAATCTGGGATCAAGAAGACGGTTAGCCGGGTGGAAGTGCCGGTCATGGAGTCCGTCTCGGGCCAAAACGCCCAGGGCTACACCGCGCCTCCCAAGGTGGCGTACGTCGACCGATACGAACTCGTGGGTTACCATAATCCACGGTCGACGGAGACGACGAAGCGGATCGCAATGCAGATCCTGCTGAACCATCTCAACAACGTGTCCACCACTGTCACCCCGGTTTCGGCCGGTGTAGCGGCGGACGTCCATCAACGCCTGATCCAGGTGTCGTGACGTCCCTCGTGCTAGCTGCCTTGTTCCTTGAGGTGCTAGCTATTGTGATTGTGGCTCGCACGACCGTCCTGGTCGTGATTGGGCTGCTCCTTTCTGTATTCCTCTATAGGAGAGTGATCTATGCGCAAGTGCGCTCACTGGTTGGAGCCGTTGTCCGAGGGCGAGACGCTAGACGTCCTCTGTGCACTAGCCGACAGGATTCTGTTAAAGGAACCCCTGAAGGCTCCGTGTCAGGATCTGGCGAGATTGCTTCGAAAAGGCGATTTCGCTAAGGTCTGTGACTTCGAGTGTGATTACGAAGGGTGGGACATTGAAACCATCCGACGCGTTCGCCAAGCGACTGCGTTGTTCTCGAAGCTCGAATTTCTCGAGATAGGGATCGACAAAGAAGCCGCTGCGATCAAATCGCTGCTCGAGGCTGAGGCTCGTTGTCGGGAGACAAACGAGTTGTTCCGAGCGTATCACGACGGTAAGTTCTGCTTCCCTGCAGACGTGTCCGGCGTGCTCTACACTGCGCAGTTGAAAATCGCGCAGTTGCTCGGGCCCGTTCCCAAGCTGGAAGAGCTTGGTTTGCGGTTCGGCCCAGGTGCTACTTCCCTGACGAAGAAGCGAGAAGCCTCTGTCAAGCGCAAGCTTGGCAAAGGGGTTTCCTGTAGTGAAGACCTCGTACCTCTAGCTGCAAAGCTATTGGCCGAGATGCCCCACCTTGCCCGTCTCCATGCCTCGGCATGGGTCGATGACGACGAGGAGTTCTGGGGGTCGGTGCCTATCGTTATTCATGAAGGCGCCGTCAGCTTCGTCCCAAAAAACGCGAAGACGCACCGTACCACGGAAACGCAGCC